TTTCTGTAGCCTTCAAAGAAGTGCATCAAGTCCTCACCAGCTTTGCTAACTTTCATTTCTTAGACCATGAGCGTGAGCCAAACCAAAACCCGATAATTCCTCCAAGCATTGCCATTTCATCGCCTGAGAAAATAATGTCGGTAACTCGGATTAAGTCATCCATGTTTGTCACCAAACTAGGTCTGCTGTAAACGTAGTAGGCAATCCATGCGTTAATTGCACAGAGTTCAAAGATAAAGATGTAAGTCACTATTGGTCTGACAGTACCGACAAAGTTGACCACCCAAGTGCTTGCTTTCTCCATGATTTTCTCATCATGCTTTAAAGCCGCTTCTGTCATCTGGGCATCTGTTTGCATGGCAATCTGGTCTGTGCGAATCTCCTCCATACGTTCTTGAGCCTTAAACCCTTGAGCCATCATCTGTAGTTGGAGTTCTACTTGAACCCTAGCTAAAGCTAACTCATGGCTCTGGTCAGCCTTGTTTTGAAAGAAGTCTAGGAGTTTAGGTAAGCCTGAAATTAACAAGCCACCAAGTGTTGAGAATAAAGATAGCATTACAGTCCAATCCTTCCAAGTAGGAGATTAACAATCTTGTTTGACAAATCGTCAGGCAAGAACTTTAAGAAGCCAAGAAACCATAATGCCACACACCCGTAAACGAATATCTTGAGGCATAGGTCAAAGGTCTTCTGGTACTCATTCACCGACCACACCTTTTAGCGGTATTGCAAAACTCCATGAGTTCATAGATACCAACAAAGACCAAAAACAAAACAAAGAATGAGCCACCAATAATCATGGCTAACTCATTCATCTCTTGCTCTTTTTGTTTAGCCTTCTTCTCTGCTTTCTCTAAAGACCTGAGTTCCCTTGCATCATCTATGTCCATCTGGTCTTGACGAGCTTTAATCTTGTTCCAAACGTCAACCTTACCTGTGGTCATAAAGAGCATCTTTAACTCTTCCTCAAATGCCCTAGCCTGTTCAAGAGCCATCTCAATCTGGAGAGCAGTCCCCATGTTTGAACCTTTGCCCTTCTTAGCCTCAATCAATGCCTTGGTAGCGGTACTCTTGGCATCGAACATCTTGCCAATCATCGGGGCAAGAGAACCTAAATCATTGGCGACCTTACTCGCCTTCTTAACCATCGAAATAGCTTGCTGAATGCCAGCTAGAGCCGTCATCGGATCGATCATTTCACCTTCTCCCATTTAAGACAGATAACCCTTCGGTTATACACATCTCCAACCCAAGTCCATTTAACACATCGGTACTCTATGGTTGCCGCCTTTAGACGATCACGGAAAACACCAAACAATAATGTAGCTACAAAAAATGACAAAAGCACTAATACATACCGCAGCGATGAGAGCTTCGGCATAGTCTTTCACTTAGTCGCCTGACAAAAGTTTGTTAGTTCCACGAATTTCCATCTTGAATGGCGGTTGTGGGTTTGTTAACAAGCCTTCACGGAAAGCGGCACGAGTCTTTGGCCCTTGTACTTTCCCACTTAAATCAGGTCTTGCCACCCGTAATGAATTTTCCATTTGTTCGGCAAGGTCTAACATTCGTTCTCTGTTAGCAATAGCTTGTTGTTGTGCATCTCTAGTTTTTGCACGAGCCGCAATTTGTTCAAAAGCAACAGCCTTGTCACGGGCTTTTGTAATTGCATCTTGCACCCACTCTCGATCTTGGATTCGTGTTGCAATAGTTTTATCAGACAATGTTTTCATGCCTGGCAATATTTCAGCCAAATCAACACGAGTTCTGTCAAATGCAACTTTTTCAGCGGCAGTAAAATCAAATGTGCGACCTAAAGCGGCTTTATCTGTTGCAGACTGTAAAGATGTACCAAAGTCTTGGAATGTAGATGGCGTAGCACCACGAACACCCGTAGAAATCTCGGGAGCACCTGTCAATGGGTTTATTTGCAATTCAACTGCACCACGAGTTGTTTGACGAGAAGCCGCCTCTGCTGCCGCTTGTTGTGCCTCTGCTTGCTGACCAAGTGTGCGAGACATTCCTGATCTGCGAACATCTTCTGCCCGTAAGCCAGAAAGAGTTGCTTGCCCACTAGGTGCGGTAAGTTGTGGTGGAGTAGGTGCAAAGCCAGGTGTTTCAACACGAGGGCCATACTGGTTAGGCTGAATAACAAAATTAGGTTGATATGGGCCTTGACCAGGCATTAAAACCTCTACAGGGGCTTGATAAGGAACAATAGCCTGACTCTGAGGAATAGGTTGTGCCGCTGTTGCAACCTGACTAACAGGGATACGGGCATCACGCAAAGTTAATCCCGCTTGATAACTTGGAGAGGCCAATCGACTTGCCGCCAAAGACCCTATGCCTTCGCCAGCCAAAGTTCCCATAAGACCGCCAAATGCCGCACCTCCAACGCCAAATTGACTACCAATTGCCGCACCCGTTGCGCCACCAATACTTGCTCTTGCAATTCGAGGTGTATCAGCAAATCCTTTAGATGGCTTGACAGCAAATGCATCTGGATAATTACCCGCAATCTTTCCAAGTGCAGCAATATCGCCCGTCATGGCATTATCTTTTTCGGTAATGCGACTAAGTTTGGTGACATCAATAATGCCTGTATTGAAGTCTGTAGCGGCTTCATAAGCATAAGTTTTAGCCATCTTTTGCCTAGCATCTCTAAACTGAGATAAAAGTTTTGGATTGAAAATGTTTGTTTCAATCATTGACTCTAAAGCAGTGGCAATAGCTAAGTTTGTGTCTGCAACATCTAAAGCGGCAAGGTCTGCGGATTTGTTGTTGTATGTCTTTTGAGCACGTTGACGCAATGTTTGAACATTTTTAAGGACTTCTGCACCAGTTAAGCCCTTTGTTGTTTTGGTAACGGCATCATCAATAATTGCATTGATACCTTTTGCATATTTTTCTGACCCAATAACAGATTCATCAGGACGTAGTCTATTTAAAGATGAAAGTAATGACTCATCAGCAGTCATTGTTGGTAGTTGCCTAACTTGGTTATAAGGTTCAGCAACCCTTATTCTTGCGTTATTAAATGGTGTTTTGCTATCAAATTGGGTAGTTTCTGGCAAACCTAATTCATTTAAAGCAACTTTACGCACTTGATTTTTGTTTACATCAGTTATTGCTCTTGAGCCTTGCTCTCCAGCAATTGCAGAAATTGTTTTAGTACGAATTGATGGTTGAATATCTTCTGGAGACAATGCAATACCAAGACGTTGTGCTTCTCTAGCCGCATCAATTTGTGGCCCACGAGCGTAGTCCTCTAAAGACATTCTTTCACGCCTAGCTTGAACCATTGGCTCAAAAGGCAATTTTGCACCAATAACGGCTTTTTCTAATGCGGGTGTGGCTAACTCTTGTATTGTTCTAGCCGCAGGTTTAGCAATAGTAGGTGCGGCAAGACCCAATGAAGCCATGTAACTTTCAACATCTGGAGCAGGAATTCCTGTTTTTTCAGAAATAAACTTAGCACCTTTTTGGAAGTTTTCTCCAATAAAGTCTAGCAGTTGACGACCAACCTCACCCTGATATTCTGGAGTCTCAGTAACGCCAGCCATTTTTCCAAATGGTTTGTCAACAGCAGAGACAATCCTTTGTGTAGCTGCTTGAGCCTCTTCAGGAGAACGTCCCAAACGTGCCAAAGGATAGCCTACCATCTGTGCGGCAGCAGGTAATACACCGCCAACAGTAACGTCAGCCAATGAAGCGGCAGACCTTAAAAGTTGGCCTAACGAATTTGTTGGTTGTTGTTTTGGTTTAGCAACCAAAAGGTCTTCATAACCAGAAACGCCCGTAGCTTCAGTTGGGAGCAAGTCTTCATATCCAGTAGCCATTTACAACTCCTGATTAGTTTTTTGTTTAAAACGCTCACGCACTTTATCAGCGGGTGCTCCTGCGGCAATTGCTGCTTTTGCATTTTGCCTTTCTTGATCTATGCTTACTGTTGATGCAGATGGTGCATTTGTTGGTATTTGTTTTGAAGCAGAAACACCATATTGTTTAAGAGCAGGTCTATCAAACAAAGACTTACCGCCTTCTCCATCAAACCAAGCATCTTCTGCGCCATCATAAGTTGTGTTCGTTCTATACCATTTGGCATAAAAATCACGTTGTTCAATATCTCGCTGAAGTTGTTCTCTAGCAACTGTAAGAATAAACTTGTTCGCCTCTTTGGTATTACCCAATCTTGCACCAGTTTGCTCAATACGCTCGGCATCGGTCTTAGTTTGCGTACCTTTTTGCTCAAGTTGTTTTGACAGAACTGCTTGGTTTGCATTGGCTAAGAATATTTGTGAATCTGAGGCAAATCTTTCAGCACCCTGAACCCCTAAAGCAGACAAAACTTTTGCGGCAGAAGCGGCTGTTTCTGTACCAAAACCAGTTTCAAAACCTTTATTCAAAATATTTAAATTGGATGTAATTGCAGGTAAATTCTTTTGAGCATTTCTAGCTGTTGGAGCAACATTTTCAAAGAAATCTTTAGTTAAAGACTTTCCTCGTTCGCTTTGTTCTGCTTTTTGTGATTCTGGCAACTTAACTTCAACTTTTGTTCCACGGCTTTGACCTTCAGCACTAATTGCTGCTTGTACTTGAGCCAACAACGGAGAACCAACTGGCAATGTTGCGGCATATTCTTGAAGTTTTTGAATAGTTGTTTTTGACTCTGCCTTATCTGGTTTTTCTGGTTTCTCGTATAAAACTAAATCTTCAGGCTTACCCGTTCTTTGGTACTCCGCAAGACTTGGAGGGGTATATTTACCAGACTCCACTAATTTTTGGAATGGATCGGCTTGGAATCGCTCACGACCTGCTGCCGCCAAAGATGCTTGTCCTGCCGCCAAACGCTGTTGTTGTTCAGCAATTTGTACTTGAGCCTTACGAGCAAAATCAGCCAATGCAAAAGCACCTTGTTGGTCACCCATTTGAGCAAGAGTTTTAGCCCCATTTAACAAAGAAGTAGGATCAGATTGATCTAGTTGACCAAGAACTTGTTGTCTAGTACTGATTAGCTTCAACTGAGGGTCTTCAATACCTAAAGCACCCGCAAAGCCACGACCAAGTTGACCAACACTTGCACCCAACTGCGCTCTTGCGGCAGCACCAGGATCAAGTTGTGCTAATTCATAACTTCTCTTTAAGTCTTGTTGGTACTGTTGCCCCTGATACATTTCAGGAGTCATGCCAAACAGACCCGCTACGATATTACTTTCTGCCATGATAATTCCTTACGAAAATAGACCGCCAAACACATTGCCAAGTGATTGACCAAACATAGCATTAGGATTACCTGCCGCCATCAATGCTTGAGCATAAGGATTAGTAGTAGCATTTGCACTTGTTCCCAAGGCTGTACTCAATCTAGCCCCGCCTAATCCCAATTCGCCAACCCTTGCACCCGCCTGAGATGCTTCTTTACCAAGAGCTAGACCCATTGTGAGTGGTTGTTGTGCCGCAGTCTCAAGACCTTGTACTTGTCCCAAAGCGTTTGTGTAGGGCGCATAAGCGGCTTGTTGACCACCATAGTACTGACCCATAGCTTGTGAGCCTTGACCCAATAGACCCGCACCAAACAAGACGTTTTGCTGACCATATTGTTGAGCATTAGCCGCAAGTCTTGCATCTTCTTGAATCTTTGCATTCATAAAGGCAGCCAACTCTGGAGATGTTGGAGCTAATCCTGTACCTTGGGCTACAGATAAACCACCACGACCTTGCTGTTGCAATTGGTTTTGCAAGAAAGCATATTGTTGTTCACGACCAGGTGCTAGAAGTGCCAATTGTGATTTCATGTAATCACTTGCAACTGTTTCTGGACTTTGAGCAAGATAGCCTTGACCAAGTTTAAACAGACTCTGTGCGCCTGTTTGTAGAGGAGCAAACTGTGCTTGTGCGCCTTCAGCTTGTTGCAGACCAGACTCAGCTAACTTAACCAAGCGGTCTTGAGCATTCTTAGCTTCAGGACTTAGTGTGTATCCTGCGCTTGTCAACTGACCCGTTACAGGGTCAACTGCAAACTGTGAAGTGCCAAACCTTGTGGTCATGCCAATGGGTCTAAACTGAGCCGATTGTTTAGCCGCAGCAGTCTCAGCATCAATCCTCTGTTGAGCCGCAAGAGCCGCTTCTTTAGACTGTTGCATCTGAAGCAAACTACCCGCAGTGCCTAGTCCACCAGAAAGAAGATTAGCAAGGTTGTTTACATTTAATCCTGTACCAAGTCCTGTTCCCACACCAGTTGTCAACGCGCCTGTACCTAGTGTTCCTGTGCCTAAACCAGTTACACCACCAGTTACACCTGTTCCTGCACCTGTACCTAATAAAGTTGTACCAAGTCCAGAACCTGTAAGAACTCCAGTTCCCGTCAAAGCACCCGCACCAGTTCCAAGCAAAGTAGAGCCAAGACCCGATCCTGTTAAAACACCAGTGCCAGTTAATCCTGTACCCGCTGTGATTCCTGCGCCTGTACCTAAAGTTCCCAAACCCGCACCCGTGGTGCTAAGACCTAGACCACCAGCACCTGCGGTTATTCCAGTACCTAATGATGAACCTGCTCCCAAACCTGAAGCACCCGCACCTGTCGTTCCAAGAGTTGTGCCGCCAAGAACTCCTGCTCCTGTCAATGCACCTGCTCCTAAAAGTGAAGTACCTAATGTAGAACCAGTTAAAACACCAGTACCTAAACCAGTTCCCGCAGTAATCCCCGCACCAGTTCCTAAAGCACCTAAACCTGCTCCTGTAGTGCTTAAACCAAGGCCACCCGCACCTGCTGTTAAACCTGTGCCAAGACTCGTTCCTGCACCTGTAGCCGCACCACCTAACGCTCCCGCACCACCAAATAATCCACCCGCAGCTGCACCGCCTAAAGCCGCTAAAACTACTGGGTCTTTAAATGCGTCTACTAAGCCACCAAAGAATGATTTATCACCGCTTGATGTTACTTTTCCAGTTCCAGTAAATTCACCAGTAGGAGAGTAATTTTGAAACTCAGAGCCAACAGGGGATTTGTAGTTAATATCGCCCGTAGTTTTTTCTACGGTGATATTCTCAATCCCAACAACTTGCCGATCTTCTCCAGAACCTCGAACCTCATATTGAGGCGCAATGCGAGTATCTCCAAGAGTAATAGTCTGTCCTTCTGGGATTGTTGCTGCTACCCTAGAAATAACTTCGCCCTCTTTTAGTCCAACAGCCGTAGCCATCTGAGCAGGAGACACTCCATATTGCTCCATAGCCCCAACAATCTGTGCATCCGTCATATTCGGATTGGCAAGTAAGAAATCTATAATTTGTTTGCTAGTTACAGCCATAGTGGTTGCCTCTTGAGTCGTTTGCGCTGCTGGTGTGATAACTGGTGTTTCCAATGAAATAATTGGTGGAACAACGGGTTCTGGTGTAATAACTGGTTGAGTAAGTATTGGTTGAGCAACTGGCTCAGGAGCTACAGAAGCAGGCTCTACAGAAGTAATATCTTCATAAAATGGGTCTGCATAAGTTGGGTCTGCATAAACTGGTTCAGGGGTGTAAACAGGCTCAGGTTCAGGAGAATAGACAGGTTCTGGTGCGTTTATTGGAGCAGTAAATAAGCCCTGTGGTTGTACTTCTTCATATCGCTGTTGCACTTGCTCAACAGGAATTCCAACTGCTTGAGCCATCATTGCTGGTGTCACGCCATACATATCCATTGCCGCAGCAATAGCAGAATCACTCATGTTGGGGTTAGCCAACAAGAAGTTCAATATGTCTTGACTTGACACTGCCATGATTACTCAGCCTCTTTAGGAACTTGCGCTTCAGCCTGTTCTTTAATCTTTACGATAAGAGGCCACACGCCACTACTCGAGGGCAACTGCCCCAAAGTTTGCAATACAAAGTTAATCTCGTTAACGTCTAACTCTAATTTCATGCTGCACTCCAAGGCAATGCTGTATTCGCAGGGCTGACAGGAGGTCTAATCATTGAGTCAATCTGACCTTGAACACACGCTTGTGCGCTTGCAATAGCAGACTCAGGAATCCAACCAATGACGATTGCTTCTGTTAGGTCAGCGTATGGCACTATTGCGCCCTCTTGGTCAGCAGAGTTGAACTGAGTATTGCCACCGATTGAGGCTGTGTATTCGCCATCTACGCCAGTGACTTCATAAAGTACATTGACTACATAGTCAGGTGAGGGTTGTTGGATGGTGTACATCGCTGTGATGGTTGTTGTAAATGTGGTCATGGCGTTACGCTTTCTTGAGCCGCTTGATAAGCCGCAATAACTTCAGCAGTCCAGACTGTATTGCAGATTGCAACGACATTAGCGGGAACTCCAGTTAGGTCTTGTGCGGGTGTGAGGCTTGAACGATGGTAAGTTTGGCTTAGTTGTTTGCCATCTTCCATGATGCGTGTTGCTTCACGATAGAGAACAGAACCATTTTCTTCAACAAGAATTTGGTCAATAGTTGTGGTTTTAGTAATGGACATAATTTTTCCTTTAATCAGTAAAGTAGGTAACAGTGAAATAAATACCTGTTGTTGCAGCCATTGTGGTAACTGCATACATAGTTGATGTGTTTTGATTAACCCAAACATTTATTAAGGCAGAAAGAGCCGCATTTGACCCGCCACCTATAAAATGAGAACCAGTAACATTCATACATTGAAACGGCAAACCTGTACAAATAATTCCATTACCAGTAGCAGTTACTGAAGTTGAACCAGCGACAAAACCTTGAATCGTCACTTGCCTACCAATTTTTATGTAATGTCCGTTAGAGCTGAATGTGCCAACTACAGTAAGCCCAGCACCCTGAACAGGTGTCCAAGTCCCCTCCTCATAGTCATCCAAAGTATTAGCGTTTGATGATGCATATTGAGTTGCGGGGAAAGCGATGCCTGTGCCTGTTGCTGGTGTTGCGCCCTGAAGTGCTACCGATCCATTTACAGTAGTAGAGATAAGTGGATTCCCATCCCCATCAGACAGCACGATGTAGTTGCTTGCTGTGCGAATGTCTAGGCCACCTTGGTTGCCGTTGTAGCCGCCAAGGATGGTGTTCTTAGAGCCTGTAGTCATTAACTCGCCACAACCATAATTGGCTACGTTAGGTATATTGGAGACTGCGCCAACAAAAGTATTGCGCTCTCCTGTGGAACTCAGTCCTGCCCTAGCACCAACAAACGTGTTAAAGCTATTGGTTTGTAGATTACCTGCTAAAGTCCCCAAAAATGTGTTTCTATCACCAGTTATGTTTGTGTACCCCGCCTGATAACCTACGGCAGTGTTGTTAGATGCTGTGGTGTTGTTTAGCAATGCCCACATACCATGAGCACTATTGTTTTCACCTGTTGTGTTGTACTTTAATGCTTGATAACCTGTAGCTGTACTACTTGAACCTGTAGTATTGAAGTACAGCGATTCGTACCCTAACGCAGAAAGATTATTGCCTGTTGTATTAGTGTATCCAGAAGTATGACCAATAAAAGTATTTTGAACACCAGTAGTATTGCCGTATCCCGCCTGATAGCCCACAGCAGTGTTGGCAGATGCTGTAGTGTTGGCACGAAGTGCGCCTTCTCCAAACGCAGAATTACTGCCTCCAGTTGTGTTGCTCTCTAATGCCTCAACACCAAAAGCATTATTATTTGAACCATTGTTTAATGCCAGTGCTTGATAGCCAAAGGCATTATTTTGACTGCCCGTTGTATTTACTCCAAGAGCATCGTAACCAACTGCCGTGTTAATTGCTCCAGTTGTATTTGCATCAAGGGCAATCCCACCAACAGCAGTATTTAAACTTCCACTCGTATTAGCCCCCAAAGCACTAGCACCTACCGCAGTGTTAGTGGCAACTCCAGCCAAGCCACGACCTACATTTACGCCATTTACAGTAATGTCACTAACAAGCGCATTAGATGAAGCACCCAATGCAATAGCAGTACCGCCAATAGTGATAGAACTATTAACTAAACCCGCATTAGGTAAGCCTGTGCAGTTAGTTAATACACCTGATGTAGGCGTACCCAATAAAGGTGTCACCAATGTCGGAGAAGTTGCAAAGACGTTAGCACCGCTACCAGTTTCATCTGTTAAAGCAGCCGCTAGGTTTGCACTTGATGGAGTCGCTAGAAAGGTTGCTACACCAGTTCCTAGACCTGATACACCTGTAGCAATAGGAAGACCTGTAGCGTTCGTTAGGGTTGCGCTAGTAGGTGTTCCAAGGATAGGTGTGACTAGGGTAGGAGAGGTAGCAAAGACCAAAGAACCAGAACCTGTTTCATCAGTAATCGCAGAGGCTAGATTGGCACTAGATGGTGTTGCTAAAAGAGTCGCTACACCAGTACCTAAACCACTCACACCCGTAGAGATTGGCAGACCCGTAGCATTTGTTAACACTGCGGAACTCGGTGTTCCAAGGGCAGGGGTCACCAGTGTTGGCGAGTTTGACAACACTACATTGGTTGTTCCTGTGCTTGTAGTTACACCAGTACCACCATTGGCTACACCTAAAGTTCCTGTGATGTCAGCAGTAGAAAGGCTTACCGCATCCCAAGTAGCGTTAGTGCCATCAGTCTGAAGGTATTTGTTAGCATTGCTTGTTTGGCTAGGCAAGAGGTTATTCAGACCACCAGCCGCTGTAGAAGCACCAGTTCCTCCATCAGCAACTGCTAGATCGGTGATGCCCGTAATAGAGCCACCCGTGATTGACACGCTAGAAGATGTGATCGGGCCTGTAACACCCGCAGTAGCCGTTACAGCACCTGTCAAAGTGGATGTGCCTGTTACCGCCAAAGTGGTGCTTGCAGTGATTGCTTTAGCCGCCAAGGTAGTGTTATTGACTGTGGCAGTTCCTGTAGCCGCACCAAGGTTCACAGCAGTAGCCGCACCACCAAGATTCAAGGTAGTTGAGACAGTGTTAAATGCCGCTTGAGTTGCCGCACCAACCAATGCACCCGCAAGAGTTGTTGTTCCAGATGCCGCTAGGGTTGTGAACGCACCTGTTGCGGGAGTGGTTGCGCCTACAGTTGCGCCATCAATTGAACCACCAGTAATTGCGGCAGCAGAGTTGTCTGTCTTTGTCGCAATTGCAGTAGCAATGTTGTTGTACTCAGTATCAATCTCAGTGCCTCGAACGACCTTGAGTGGATCACCAGGGGTAAGGTTGTCTTTAGTCGCAAAGTTGGTACTTTTTGTGTAGTTACTCATGATATTTTCCCGTTCTTAGATTGAATTTCAATCTTCTGAATTGACAGTTGAGTGCCGTTGATAGTGGTTTCGTAACCTGTTTGAACAATTTTACCCGCACCAGAAGCATTTACATCTAGTGTCTTAATCAAGAGTCCACCTGAGTATTCTGCTGTGCCGTACTCAGCAAGTCCGTACTCATAGTTTTGTTGAGTAGGGATGAAAGCATTGCCTGACAGATAGTTGGCAGCAAAGTCAAAGCCCCACTTGATCGTCACGAACTGGTTAGAGCCACCAATGATGATTGTCTTGATTCGCTTCAGAATAGAAATCTGATTCTGATTACCAAGGTCTGCATGGTTGGTAAAGTAGCTCAATCGGTAAGTAGAAGTGTTATCTAAGAAACTTCCATACTTGCCAATAAAACCTAATTTACCAATGTACAGATCACCATTCCTGAGTGAGTACAAAGCCGTAGGCGTAATTGAGTCCCACTTAGTTACTCTAAAAGCACCATCTTGCAATTGCATCTTTGTATCAAAACAAAAGACCTGTGAGGTAACTGGAAGAGTCAACAAGTAAAAGGCATTCTTTTCTGAGTAAACAGACTTTAGATTAGCCAAAGTCTCTACTGCCAAAGATGAAATAAGGTCAGAACGCACATTCTTGGACAAGTCTCTAAGTGGTGCAGACTTCTCTTGGATTGTCCTCATCAGAGAACGAACCCCAGAGTCTGACAAGAAGATCACATCAGTACCAATTGACTGAATAGTGTCTCTAGCAATACAACCAATAGAGCCTACTGTGTCTGACAGAACCAAGGATGCGGGAGTAGAAGCACCTGAGTAAACAAGAATCTGCCTCTTGCCAAAGATGAAAAAGAAGTCATTGTGAGCCGCTAGACCCATGATCTCGTCAGCACCATTAGGCCAAACACGAGATACATCCAATGTTCCTGAAGTACCACCACCCCATACATGACCCGCAATCAGGTCAGAAAAGGTAATCGTGACTTTATCTGTGGATGTATTAGCCACCCACAAACGACCAAATGCTGAGATAGCGATGTTTGCTTGAGGAACAGTAGCCACATAACCTGATTTCTCAGACACTCGTCTAAATGTCGTTGTGCTAACAGCGGGGTCAAAGATGAGTGGATCGTGACCAGTTTGGAAGAAATAAGCTATGCCATTCAAAGATGCACATTGCCAATTAGATGCCGTAATGGTAGGAGCTGTTCCCCCACCACCATAAGTCAACTCAGTCACAGCATTAGCAGTACCAAGTTTAAATAGCTTGTTATTTCCCGCAAACAGAACAGTCAAAGTGCCATCAGTTTGGACTAACTCATGGATTACACCCACATTGTTAGAGCCTAGATTGCCTGATGAAGCATTAACAAGTGTGTATCCCTTGCGTGCGCCAATACGACCAAATTGGTCAATCACGCAATTAGAAGCAGTTAAAGCAAAGCCAGAAGATAAATCTAGGGGCGAGTCTTGCGTGTTCAGGCCAAAAAAGCCTGGTGCGCTAATGCTTTGACTTTGTAGAGGAGCTGCCATTAGACCGCCACAAAGTTATCTTCAGGGTAACGAGTGCTTTCTAATGCAATAGCGTCAGATAGCATTCCACGGAACAAAGCGTACGCTTCATTAGAAGCAGTGCCTCCATCCTCACCACGCTCAATCAAACCACGGGCATAGGCACTCTGAGTCACCAAATAGTCCAATACTTTGACTGAAGTGCCATCAGCAGACAGATTAGCCTGTGGGATGGTTAAATCAAACTTGAGTGTATAGACACCATCAGGAACGGGAAACAGGTCAATCTTTGTGTCGCCACTACCATCTACCCCGTTAAAGCAAAACTCGCTAGGAATAGACTGAGAAGGTGTGCCAAAGTTTAACTTGCGGTTCATGTCCGCAGTAGTGGTGTTATCTAAAGTTATAACACTGGTGGTATTGATAGCATCGTTGATACGAAACTTCTGACCCGCACCTGTCAAAGAATAGGAACTTGTGGCACTAACAGTAGTAACTGTAATTGTCTGAGATAGAACATTCCAGTTATAGGAATCTTCAATCTGACGTTTAGCATCATTGACAAACTTGCCAATCAAAGCAGAATAGTTTGTTTCTGAGACTGTAGAAACATTAGTCTCACGCAAACGGGTGAGAACATCATTGACAAGTTCTAGGTAAGTCATGTTCTTTGTGACCCTTCAATTTCAAATGTTGCAACAACTCCCATCGTTGATCCAGACTCAGTTGTTACCTTTAAAACATCGTCTTCTTCCATGACAAAGTAGTAAGGCAAGCCAAACGACAATGAGGTTTTGGAAGCAACTGTGAATTGATAAATTACGCTCACAGTAACGCTTGCGCTAGTGTCAACCCAATCAAAAGTAACGTGCTTGTTTGAACCAGTAGCGTTGTTAGCGTGAATCAAACCCACCCTTGCGTAGTACCCCTTGGGGACTGTATACAAGGTTGTTAGCGTATTAGCTACTGGATTTGAACTGACAGATACTGGTCTCACTTCATATTCCTCTTAGAGATCGCTTTAGCCTTAGCTTTAGCGTCTTCCTTGGACGTTGCGCCCCAAGCTCTAAGAGAAAGTAAAAGTCGGGTAGGCTTTCCATCTTTCATCTCAGGGCCAGAATTGCCGCCCATTCGTGCTAGAAAGGATGCCC